AATCTGATTTACAAGCGCAGCACGGTCGTAGAGAAGAAAAACTTCCGCGGGTGTTTCTGTTATAAACTTTATATATAGTTTAAAAATTTCACTAAAATCTATACTATTATTATCAAGTTTTGAAAAAAAAATATAGATAAAATTATTTTTTTTAATTTTATCATTCACAATTGTTTTTTTAAATCGTAGAAAATTATCATAAGAATAAATATAAAAAATTTTAACTGGTTCTTTAGTCTTAATTTCATAATGAAAGAGTTTCGCACGAGATTCTTCATAATTTGAAGGTAGTTCTGTACCCCAGATAGTTTTTCTCTTTTCTCTATATTTATTCAGTAAATCTTTAGTCAATAATGTAAGCCCTTCACCAACAATCGTTACCCGTTCATTTGCTTTTAAAGTTAATGTTGGTATATTCGCACCACCGACCTGTCCACCACCACGTACAGGTGTAATAGGTGCTGGCGTAGCCGGTTGAGCCAATAGACTTACAGTTTCAGGCCCACCGCCCATACCGCCACCATGCATGGCCTGGATAGGTGCTGGTGTAGCAGGTTGAGGTAGTAGACTGACAGTTGGATCTCCCATCCCTCTCCTACTTCACTAGAAATTCACCGGCTTAAGAAATATCAGCGCGTAGCCAAGTAGCACATGGAGATCCTACAGCCCCTTCCGTCCCCGCCTGTCTTTCGTCCTGATTCGGGGGAATCTGGTACTCGTAAGAAGAAGATTCACTGCAAGCAGGAACTTATTGTCAATAGTCTACAAAAGTTCTATACCGGTCGCACGGATATGAAGGAGGTTCTGCCAATGTTAAAGGGCACCTCGGATCTCTCTCTGCGTCTTGTAGACTGGTTTGTGACAAACTATTCCAAGCGTCACAATACGGTCTATATTCTGGAGGGTCAGGAGTTCCTCGTCTATACCAACTACAAGTCGCAGCTCAAGGCATACTCCAAGAAACTCTTCGACCCCTTCTGTCGTCGGGAACGAATCCTGTTTCAGATTCCTGGTGAGGAGCCGTTCTTAACAACGGTCGGCAAACTCAACTTCTTTCGCTGGGCCATTGAGAAGAATGTGTTGACCTATTTGAGCCTGCACGCTCCGACCATTGAGGCTGACATGAATAAGGCCATGAAGGAGCAGAACAAGGTGCGCAATTCAACGGCCAACTCTACAGAGTCTACCACCAGCACAGGCACAATGACAACAACTGTATCAACCACATCAACCAGTTCATCTGCACGGTCGACACGACGCAGGCAAACGGAGAAGGAGCCGCCGGCTGCGAAGCAGATGCAGAAGCATCTTATGGCGATTGAGTTGAGATTCGATTAACCATTATACTTTCGATATGTCTTGTCCATTGTATTCAGACGAGGTCGGAGGTCTTCATAAGAGTTAAGAGTATCAAGTGAATTTTTGGCAACATAATCTGGTTCAACATATCGAGTGGTGTACGTGCGATTCAGAAGCCGCTTTGATTCCAGAAGTCCTCTATCGACTTTATCTTCATAGACCGTTGCACGAAGTTCACGCGCTACATTAAATGGGTCAGTTACAACATCAAACCGATCAAAATAAGGATTTTGGCCGAGTTGATCAGATCCCCCGCTACTACCCCCATTGCCTGCAACATATTGCTGATTCTGTAGGTAGTTTCGGTCAGTTGTGCGCGTATTGATAGGATTCATATCCATAAATGTATAACCGCCCCGCCTATGAACAGCAAATCCTCCTTCTGTTGCTTTTTCTTTCCAAAACGCTGCCATCTTTAAATCTTGGTCAACACCGCCTATACCGAGTGAATAGCGATATGCCATTGCACTTTGTGCCGCCGCAATCTTTCCATTCGCCGCGCCCAAATTCTCAGCAAGAGACTTGTTAAGCCATTTATTTTGCTCTTTAATTTCAGCATTGCTTATATCAGGGCGATCATTTTGAAGTTGAGGTCCATCTGTTTGCCACTGCTCTACATGAAGACTGTTAATCTGGTCAAGAGCACTGACTTCGCGCCGACTTCGGACACTCATTTGTGGAAGAGGGATTGCTACCATGCGTTTTTGTGCGGGAGTGAGTTCAATTGTCTCCATCTTAAGAACCCTTTACTACTACAAGTAGATGTTTGTTGTCCCCTTTTATACGAAATCACAACTACCGAGCCTCATTAAATGGTCTCTTATCCCAATAACACTTTTCTTAGATAATCGAGGAAAACAGATTTGCGAAACGGATGAACCTGACCTGTGGCTGGCCGAAAACGGTTTTGCCGTCAAATCAAAATGGCGCGAAGGAAAAATTCTCTATGCAGAAATAGATGTTGTTTCAACCGATTTAAAAAACTTCTACAGTTTTGAGGAGGTCACGCGTACTCAGCAGAAGGGCACTGAGGAGTGCTGGCGCACTTTTTTCTTGTTAAAGGCCGGTCAAGGTGAAACTCCCTCAAGTACAAATCAATGGAATGATTGCATCGATGAACTCTTTGTAGAACCGTTGACTACCATTCAAAAACGGTGTGTGCCTTAAGGCGAGACACATAATACTATTAGAATGAATTCGAACCGCTCAAAAACTCAGAAGCGTTCGGGTGCAACAGATTTGAGCGGTTCGACTTTTGCCGCAAATCTACATGCGAGCACGAATACATTCGTGAATTTTCTGAACCAGGAGGCGGATGACGCCTATAAGCGCCCATGGCATCGTCTTGAGCGTGGACTTCGTCTCAATCGTCTACGAAAGTTCGTCGACGAGGAGGCAGTACGTCTGACATTGACGGCCGTTGAAAAGACTGCTCTCGATGCGCAGATTATGAAGGCAAATGAAAAGAAACTGCTTAATAGCAAGAATGCAGTCATTTATGACCAGGATGAGCAGAAGATCAAAGAGATTAAGGGCCTTGTGATGCACCGTGGAGCCGATGGAAAAGTTATGTTTCAGGTTCTTGAAAAGAGAAATGCAGTTACGTTTCGTAGGAAGGCTAGTACACCTGCTACAGAGACTAAGGAGGAAGCGACGGTCTAAGAATCAACCAACTATAAATTTTAACGAGAACCACGCTCAAACAATGCAACAATATACGACCATGTTTGAATGTACAGGACAGTTTCTGAATGCAATCGAAGAGGTTCAACCTCCTCCATTGCATCCCACGCTTGGAGATACATGGTGGACAACCATGGAGCGGGAACTTGCAACACTGATGAAGGAGAGTGATGTGAGTGCTACATTTACTGAGCAGACCTACGAGGTTTTCGACTGTTTTAAAATTGGATATAAGTGCCTTTCAAATGCTCTTGTGAAGGTTGAATTTGATAGACATGCGCGGATTCAGGACCTACAAGCAAAGCCTCAGAGTGTACAGCGCTCGGATGAGTGGTATCGTGAAACAGCAGAACTGCTCACCGCAAGTGAACTCTATAGTCTATTCGGATCTCCCAGGGCTCGTGGCCAACTTGTAATGAGTAAAGTACCACGCGAGGCACTTACGCCAGGACCCGCGCCAAAGAAGTCCTGTATGACGGCGGAAATGACGCCTTTTGATTGGGGTACGCGATTTGAACCGGTGGCGAAGCAGATTCTTGAAGAAAAATGGGGCGCCACTATTGTCGACCTTGGTCGTCTGAGGCATCCTACAATTGCCTCACTAGCAGCATCACCTGATGGTCTTATTACTGCGACAGATCCGAAGCATCTGGCCCTGCTTGGAAATCTAGTAGAGATTAAGTGCCCCTCTTCACGAATTGTGGGAGGTGGGGTACCGCCGAATTATTGGTATCAAATGCAACTCCAGATGGAGGTTGCTGAAGTGCCTGTCTGCCAATATTGTGAATTCACTTTCAAGTCTGCGACGGCAAAGGCTTCCATGGAGGAAGCACCACTTGGCGCAACAGAGGGTCTAATTTATCTTCTACAGAATCACAACACCCTTGAGACAAAATATGCATATGGACCGATTGGAGATATGAAATGGAATCCACAGCCTGAGGCTCCATGGCATGTCCTCGAGCGTATTCCGTGGTTTCTAGAGAAGTCGTGGATTCATCCTGTATATCGTGATACAGCATGGTTCCAATCGATTATTCCTCTACTTGATGAGTTCTGGCAGGATGTTGCGAAGGCGCGGCAAGGCGAATTTCTCCTACCTGAATCATCTGTGAAGCGTAAGTCGGCAGTGTGTGCCATTACTGATTAGAACTATCTATAAGCAATATTAAATATCGGCATAGGTAGTGTATTTATAATATTTTTTTTATATTTATACACAATTTTATGAAAAATTCGTCCAAGTAATTCATTCCATTCAATTGGATATTGTGAATTGGAAATATAAAAAAAATATTCAGATTTTTCTTTGCAATCTTGTGGAAATTTTGCTGGATTCTCTTTAAGATCTTTTAATTTTGTATCCAAGACTGTTATCATTTCTGTATACCATTCATTTGTAAACTCAGTTTGTGGTTTACAAATAAAAGCACCCGCACCAATTAATTCCGTCCATTTTGAAATTAGAGGCGTATATGCGACATTTGAGTCTGTTTCAGGATATCCACAAATCCAGTATACGCTTTGATTAAACTCTTCAAATGCATTTTTCCAACTTCCAGTTGTTCTTTTTATATCTGTATATCCTCCTCCGTGAAAATGCATAAAATAGCATCGTAAATAATCTGCTTTATGTGTTTCAGAAAGATACTCATATCCTGGATGTAATGGATACGCTGGAAGTATATA